TTTAAAACCATCTGGTATCTCACCGTGTGCGTCTATCCAAACTTTTTCTTTTAACGGTATCCACCAAGGACGCTTATAATTATGTCCTCTATTACATATCATTCCAGAATCGCCATCAGCCAATTTTACTTTTATCATCAATATCTTTGATGTATGTGAAGTATAAGTCCTTATTGTACCTATTGGTGCCTGTCTATCTGTTGATATACTTTTAGAACCTTTACTAAATGTTCCCTTATTTACCTTACCGCATTTCTTTTTAGGTCTATGTATGCTCTTCCTTTCACAATATTTACATAACCTGGATGCAGAAAAATCTGTATCAAACTCGGAATTAAAATCTTGTGCTAACACTACCCAATCATTATCATATTTAGAATAATTCTTTACGAGCCAATCATGCATTTCATGTGTATAAACAGAAGTATTGTGCTTTGTTTTAACAACTATACCATACCTATATAAATGAGTGTGCATACCGGCATACGATATATCTGTATTATGAATTGCATTGAATACATCTGTGAAATGCTTTTGACTTTTAAATACTCCAGTATCAGCATTATCTACTATCCACTTTTGCATTTCATCAGTATATACTCTTGATGTTCTTGTACCGACTTTACTTCTATCCATATCATTCACCAATCATATCAGCAAGAACAGAGTGTTCAAGTGTTTTAGCCTGTGCGAGTGCTTTCTCATACTCAAGAATCAACTTGCCGTTGTTTATCATCTGTTTAGCAACACCAATAATAATTTTTGTCTGTTCATTCTCAATAGTCCGCTCTTCTGCGGTCAAATTGTTATTAAGCGTCACCCTTATTCTATCTCCCATAACGTCATGCAGTTCTACTAATGTCATTTTATTTCTCCCTTCTTTACATAAAAAATGTGATACAATGTTCTGTCTTTCGACTTCATAAACATTGTATCACACTATACTTGATAATGCAAGCACTTTTTTGAAAAAATTTACAAATTTACATCGCTGGCTACATAGTAGCCTTCCATACCATAATCAATACAAAAATCTTTTATCTCCTTTGTTTTAGATGCAGACCTTGAATATTCCATTAAAAACGACTCAATATCATGCACTTTAAGCCTGACTAAATGCATTTGATACTCTTTAGATTGACTGCTTTCCTGATTGCCGAACTTACCCTTACCACTATAATCTTTAATAAGTGTAAATACCTCTTCTTGTGTTACGCCGTCTACAAAATCTGACAACTTGCGCTCTGTAAACGTACTTCCTTCAAGCACTATAAAACAGTTTATGTCAATAGCCATTAATTTCTGCATGGTAGCATATGCATTTGCAAAAACAGAAAATGCTCCGACCTGTACTCGATACAACAATGTGTTCCCAATTTGATATTCTTTTATTACAGATTTTATACCTCTAATCGCAAGTTCAGTTTTATAAGAAACGGCATTATCGTAAACAGAGAACGCTCCAACTTGTACTTTATATACGCCACCAGACATTTCTTTATTCATATACTCTTGGAGATACTTATATCCACCGTTCAGCATTACATAGCCGTTAAGTGCTTTCAATCGTCTGAGTATAGATGTAACGGCTTCAAACATTGCATCGCTTTTATTATATTCGTAAATGTCAATATTATCGCACCAAAACCCATCACAGCCTAATTTCTTTATCTCTTTTGCTCGGTTCACTAAAAAATCACGTACCCGAGTTCTACGTATATCAATCCACCACTCATGTGGCCAATCATCAAGCTGATATGGCTTTCCATTCTTCTGTATACGATAGGGCTTTAATTGGTTGTAATAGGAACGAGTATCTTCTATAGCACCGACATTTAAATAGCCAAGTACGTTATAGCCCTTTTTCTTTAAATCAGAAACTTGTTCCCGATTAAAATCCTCTGGTTCTATAACAATCGTACACGCTTTACTTGTTTTCTTTAATCCTCTTGCTTTACTGCTACTGGTAAGAAATACTTTGTAATCAATCATAATACTGTCTTGTGAAATACCTTTCTAAAATCTTTGCGTTTTGAACAAGTTACGACCATCTCATTTTCGACAATATCAAAATAAATATCACCATCTTCTGCATTCCGCATTACAAGTGTTCCATATTTTTCAAGCCTTTTACGTGTTTTGCCACGACCTGAACCCTCTTTGTGATGATAATTAAAAAAAGCCGCAAGCGCATGAACAGCCTTAGCTATTGCATCATTAGTTGCATTTGCATCACCATGCCAGGAGCACTTGAAAATATCTGCTAATAATTTTATTCCGTAACGAATCATTATATTATTAGCCGCATTTTGTAAATCGCCCATTGTAAGATATGTCCACAGATTATCAATCGTGAATTTAAGGGCGATAGAGCAATTATTCACATAATGGTGATTATCATGTTCAGAAACTTCTTTCGCCTTTATCTGAAAAATACAATCGCAGAAAACATTACCAACAGCAAAACTATCTCCCTGTGTTAAGTATGTAACAGATATGCCAAGTTTCTTTGCTTTTCTTTCCTGATTTCTAATTGCATTTCCATATGACTTCTGATATTTATCAAGTTCTTTACAGCTTGGCAGATATAAACTATGCACTTTAAAGTTTTCAAATACTTTTGTTAATCCACCATAGTGGTCGCCATGAGCATGTGATATTACTACTGCATCTATCTCTTTTACGCCTGCCGCTTTCAGCTTAGATACTACAGTAGAAGAGGACATAGCAGTATCTATTAATATGCAATGTTCTATAGTTTTATTATCTGCGGCATACTCTAAAATAGCAGTTGCATCGCCATAAAGTTTTTCATTCTTATCAAAAAAGTGAATAGCCCAGATTCTTACTCTGCCGTAAACAGTGACTTCTTCTGTTGGTTTAACAGAATCTTCTGATTTTTCTTTTGAATCTTGAATAGTTTTAGTAATAACCTTATAGCCAGCATTTTCTAATAGAATCTTGCGGTTTAAAGCATTAGCTACATTTGAAAATGCACCACACTGAACTTTATAATAACCGCCTTCTTTCACTATAGCGGTTTTAATCCCTAACTGCTCTATTATTTTTGCCGCCTGCTTTTCTGCATTTGATTTGAATCTATACGCTCCAACTTGAATCTTGTACATAACATAACCTCAAATAAAAAGTCTGTTAAACAGACTAAAACAGCCGCTTTTTAGCTTTTGTCTTTGTCGGTTTAACAGACTGTTTAACAACTACTTTCTCTTTCTTTTCATTTATTCCCGCTACTTGTCTTGCTTTTACTATTACCCAGGACTCTGTTATTGGCAAGAACGCTCCTGTACTTGCGTCCCAATCTTTGAAATATTCATACAATGTAACTTGCTTAGAAATTTCTGGAAATTGATTCTGCAAATCACGAAGTTCTCTTGCCCACGCATCCCACTGCTTATCAGATATTATATTCTGATTTAAGTGATAATACAAGCATGAATGTACCAACACTTGATATCTTCTCTGCTGTATCTTTTCTGCTATCTGCAACTCCTGCCCTATAAATAATTCATATGTTTTCATAACAGCCCTGACCGGAATCGAACCGACATTACAGGAATCAAAATCCTGTGTGCTAACCGTTTACACTACAAGGCTGTAGTAGTGGCGTTAGGATTCGAACCTAAAATCTCGGGTTTTACAGACCAGAATACTTTTGCTGTATGAGTCCCAAACAGGACTCTTCTTACGATGCGTATACCAATTCCGCCACGCCACTATAAACGGGAGCAGAAGGATTTGAACCTTCGTTGTCTGTTGATGGAGACAGACTGTTGCCGTTGACATACTCTAACAACCACATCACTGTTGCACCCTTTGTCTACACTTACACTCCCATGGTCGGTTTAAAGTAAACCGGTAACTGCACATCGGGAATAATTGGCCTGTCTTTTCTCATGGCTTTCAGAACACCGTGTACTTTAGCATCCCTACTCATCATCACGATACTTAACACTGAGTTACCCACATTTGCTCTTAACTCCGCAGAGGGTAGATAGGAATCGAACCTATGAAAACCAACTTTTTTTTAGAAATTGCTGTACGAATCCCTCAAATCTAAAACAGGATTCATAATCATCTACCCTCAAATAGAGACTCTGGGACTTGAACCCAGAACCTTCGGCTTATAAGGCCGACGCTCTGACCTGTTGAGCATAAGTCTCTATAAAATGGCGTACACTCGTTTTTTTAGGAGAAAGAACCGACACACATACCACAATAGAAAGGAGTGAGTGTACGCCATAACCACCATAATAGGGTTCGAACCTATAACTGCAACTACCGGTAACATCAGTCGCTGTTTTACCGTATTAAACTATATGGTGTGAGTAGAAAGAGATGTGCGCTGTATGGACCGACTCTCTTTCTACTGTTGCAATTCTTATGGGGACGCACTGCAACAAAAACCCAAATGCTACCGGTGGGGATCGAACCCACATGCTCAACTGAACAACGGATTTTAAGTCCGCACCGTATACCAATTCCGACACGGTAGCATAGTGTTGAGCGGCTGATATTTTTACGTGGATGAGTAGCTATCATTTACAGTCTCTTATCTACTCTTTTATACCAACACGAGACTACACCGCTCAGCTTTTGTTTTTATTTTATTTTTACTGTACTGGTTCGTTTCGTTTCGCCACGACCCGTTTTCATCACAAAAAGCAAATTTTTTTTAATCATTAAACAGAAACAGAACGACTTATTAATTATTAAAGTATAATGTTATAATGTGTATTTCTCACGCCCACTCACCGGCTCTGCTTGACATTTTCTTACGGCGCATTAACATCAAGAATCTGCGCCAAACTTAGGAAATTTTCTATTATACATGTGACCTCCGTGACCTCCAACTGACGATTGTTCCGGAACACTACAGTTACAGAGTAAGGCTGGTGCTTTAGAGATTAGGGCCACCATTTAACTGCCGCTTATCCCTCTCATGCGGACAGCACCCAAAACACATGTGTTTAGTGTTTAATCATCTACTCCTATCGAAGCGATTTCATCCGCGTCAAGACCGGTAAATAACTTCATCATAAATTTATCAAATTCCGACATATCATCTACCATCTTTTTGTTCTCTGCCTGAATATCTCCCATCGGCATCTTCACTGTTTTCACAAGAAGGTCGAGGTCATAATCATCGAGAACACCTTTCTCAACCATTCTCCTAATAACTACTGTTAATTCAGAGATAAGGTCAATTTTTGTGCCGCTAAATTCGCAACAACCGCCATCATACTTAATCATTTTTAATCTCCTTTCTATTGATTATCGCTGACTTTATTACCCAACCGGACCACTTCATCTTAACTAAATCTTCCTTGATGTTCTCTATATCGTCAATCTGACGAGCAATACCGATTTTACTAAGACAAATCGGCCCGATTCCGTAATGTCTACTGACAGGATTTGTAAGTTCTCTCCCGCAACACATACATGTAATTGTAGGCTTTGCAAACCCATGCAGGTTCATATATACCATGCCTCGTGTCTCTTTTTCAACAGTACCACGCATCGTCACACAAGGCATGGGCTTATTTTTGTTCCATTTGAGCATGAAATCAAAACTACCGGAAGAAGGCTGTGTCATGTACTTCTTTACTGTAATTTCATACTCTGTACTATCTGTACTTGCTTCTACAGACTGCTTTTTAAGCTCTGTGCGCTTCTCCGTGACGTTTTCAGCACTCGCATGTAAAACAATATGCACTTTATCTGAAAATGTCTTAGAAGAGCTTGTGAGAGCTTGTACAGAATCGTACTTTACGCCGTCTACTTCGACAGCACCTTTCCAACTCTCAATGAGTTTTAACATTATTCTCACCTCTTTCTTATCAGTTGAGAACAGCCGCTTGAATTGGAATTGTTGTCAACTGTTCACTTTTTTCTTTTTTGTTGCTGTTCTCAACTGATGTAAACATTGTATCACACAATTCTGTATAATGCAATAGTTTTTGAAAAAGTTTTTTAACTTTTTTTCATTTCCTTATTAACGATATTTTCAACAATAGTAAGCGCATCTTCATGCTCCCGTAAATACTCGTATACATTTGTAAGACCATGAATCTTGCCCTGTATAATATCGCCATTCTCAGTATCTACAATATCAAACCAAGAGCCCGACTTAACTATTACATCAAATTTTATAGCTACATCTACTAAATCACTAAGATAATCCACGCCATCATCATAACGCAAAGTATACTGTCCTGTTCTATGAGAAGGCGGACATGTTGAGTTTTTAACCATAGACATAAGAACAATATTACCAAACGGCTCAGATGCAGATTTATTTAACTCATTACCTTTTTCATCTATATATTTACCTCTTGCAAATTGAAACCGGCACGCACAATGATGCTTCAAGGCTTTACCACCAGGCGTTGTTATACCACCGTATGGGCTATTTAGATTCTCACGTATTTGGTTTATAATAAGACCTGTACAATCGTACCTATGCATAAACATAGTTATCTTTTTTACAAACCTCGTCATGGGCAGTGATATACCGCCATAGACCTTATCTTCATAAGTGCGTTTTTCATCAAGTTCCATATCTGATACTAACGCACCAACACTATCAAGTACCCACAATCCTATTTCACCAGTATCAACAGCATCCTCTATAATCTGAAAAATTTCTTCTGCCGATTGTCCTTTAGGCTGTAATATAAGTAATCTATCAACATCTACACCAAGTTTTACAGCCCAATCTTTATCTAAACGATTCTCTGCATCCACATATAATACGTCACGATTATCATCGGACCTCTGATAGTTAGCAACAACATCAAGCGCAGTGGTAGTTTTACCGCCATGTTCTTCTCCAAAAAACTCTGTCAATTTCCCAATAGGTATTCCGCCATATGTGCAATAATTCATTCTCGGAGAAGTAAACGGTATTTTTCTATAATCAAATTCGCCTATACCCTGAGATATGATTTCTTCGCCGAATCTTTTGTTTACATTCTTCATTATTTCATTAAGTTTCTGACCCATCTATAATCTCCTCGATATACGGCAATCCATGAAGAAATGCTACAAAATCGTTCCACTCATCAAGTTTGTGTCCAGTACGCTGTCTAATCATAGTAACCACATTCTCATAGGTAAATGTAACTGTTCTTTTCTGATTATAAGAAGATGGAAGTAACTGTATCATCTGCCACCAATCGGTTTTATTCTTCGTCTGCAAATATGAGTTTCGACATGCGTTTAGACAATCAATAACAACTTTCAGCACCATATAAGGCTTATGCATCTCTCCATCTTCATCAAACCTCGCAAGCGTTTCTAAATGTTCTGTTGAAAAATCCTCTACTGCAAACTCTTTAGCATGAATTTTATGCATAGTAGAGCAACTATCAGCAGTAGTGCCTATTTTATAGGTATCAAACTCTTTCCACCAATAAAGTGGAGCAGTAATATCCATAGATACAAAAATTTGTCTGAGATATTTTCTATGTTCTGGTCCTGCTTTATATAATCTGTGCATAAGGTCTAAGTCATTTTTGCCAACTACAAAACCATCTGGCTGTGAACAATCTCTTGTTTCTGGATTTTGTTTACAAGAGCCGCAATGTTTTTCATCACACATATAACTGTCGCTCTTATCCCAACTATTCTTAGGGTTTCTCATACCACGAATAGCGTGTTTAAATCCCCACACATTATCATTCTCTACTTTAATCATTTACTGTCTCCTCTATTGCTTTCATAATCTCTTTATACTTCTTACTCCGCTTCATAGTCTCTGCAACTTCATGTGCCGCAAGTCTGATAATCTCATCCTTACTTTCTTCAAGAACAGATTTAACCATACCTGCAATCTCCGGCTTAAAACCTTCCGGACTACCATACCGAAAATAAAATAAATTTTCACGAACATCCTTAACCACTTGTTCTGATGCTTTTTGCATAACATGCTTCTGAATGGCATCATCATCAATAGTTACTCCAAACTGTACAATATGTTCCATTATTCCTCACACCCTTCCAATAAATCATTTACTGTGCAACCAAGTGCTTTTGCTATAAAATATATTCTACTTAATCTTGCGCCAGTTCTCATTTTCAAATATCCGTTTATACAAGTACAGCTAACACCACTCAATTTATGTAAATCCTTCTGTGTTAATCCCTGTGCTTTTAATCTCTCTGTTACATTCTTGGCTATCGCCTGCTCTATTGTCACCATCTTTCTTAAACCTCTCGCATAAAAACATCACATTACAAGCAACATGCCATAAATGAGGCAAACCGCTTTCAGCATCAACACCATCAGGATTCTCTACATATAACAACCAATGTCTATAACATGCATTTTGCAACTGCTCGACACTGAGCCTTCTCCAACCGTCTCTACCCGTATCTGGATACTTTTTTAGGCCATACTCCCTTACTCTCGCTATTGCTTCTACAACAGAAGAACATTCAAGCATCGGCTGTATTTTACCTGTATCTAACTTATCTACTTTCTCATATTGTACCATTATTTACTTCCTATCCTTGTTAATTCTTGCTCACTAATTCTTCGAGACAACACTTTTTTACAACTACCCAAAAGTTCCTGCGCATTTTCTACTTTGGCTTTCATAATTTTATAGGCTCTCGTATACGCCGCAGATACTATAAACTCTTCTTGACTTGCTAATTCAGCAAGGGAATCTTTATCAGCTATAGTTCCGCTCTCTTGGCTTGCCCTCGCAGTATGATACATTTCTTTATACACTGCTTTAGCTATATCATCACGTATGCCAAGGTGTTCAGTCATTCCAGAAGCAAAGTAAATATAAGTAGATAGGTTCATGCAGAAATCATCTAACTCTTCGTTTGTAGGCGGGTTCTCGCCATCTTTTAAGCAGTCTTTGATAAATTCTACATAAGAATCCAAATCACGACAATACGGAGATATAATTTCATCTACTATTCTATCTAATGCGCCTGCGTTACTCTCTATATTTTCTTGAATTTTAGTAAGAGAACTTGCATTTTCATCAGTTATGTTGAATTTCATCGTCACCCTCTTCTGCCCACAAATCTATAGGCAAATATTCACACTCAACAGTTTCCTTTAAAGGTTTCGATTTAAACCCACAATTAAAACAATGATACGTAATAATTGGCGGAAAAGATGCTGTGGAGATTATTTCCATAAAACTTCCACAATTAGGACATAGATATTGCATCATAAATCTCCCATAGAACCAAAGTCTTTATACTCAGGATAAAATTTATGTTTAAACATTTTCACTAAGCATATACCACCTTCTACTTCAAAAGGGCACTCTTTACACATAAACGCTAAATCATCTTTTACACTTGTATCTATGCACCAAATCTTTGTAAATATATCTAACAACTGTACTGCCATCTTGTTATTAGATTCTCTATACGCAATATAAACAGGCTCATCTGATTCACACGTTGGACAACTCATTCAAAAATTCCTCCATGTTATATTCAAAAAACACTCGTTTCTTTTTTCCTTTTATTTCTACAACATTACCTATGTATTCATTTATATCATATCTAACACTTTTATTATTTGTACGTCTTAATTGATATAATATCTGAATGGGTAAAAATAATGTTTTATTCTTATCAATAAACCAACAAATAATTCCTGCAAATACTCCTTCTATCTTTGATTTTTCAAGCAAACCATTCCATTGTGTTGCTGAAATATTTCTAAACGGTAGTGTATTTCCATGAACAGACTTACATTCAAAATAATATTCATAAGGCTCTCTATACACTATGAAATCACAGATATTAGCACTTGTACCTTTAAATTTGGTGGTCTGGTCATGTAGTCTGTCTATAGAAACTCCAGGAACTTTTTCAAATGCTTCTCTTACAACATCTTCAAATTTCTTACCATAATTAACCGCCATACTCTTCCCTCAACTCATCATAATGGTCCATTATGTATAAACATATATCTGTTGTTAATCCTGTGCGGGATAAATTAATAACATTGTTTATACAAAACATATTTGTTACACCTTTTCTCTGAATTCTCACATAATCCTTAAACTGCTCTTTTGTAGGCTTACTTAAAGTTTTCATCATATCCTCCTATTCCATAATTCAACTGCTTTTTCCTCTGCTTCTCTACTATGTGATGTACAATTATAATCAGACAACATAACTTTTCCTGTTCTTGCCATACAACTCATACATCTCACAAAAGCCGCTTTTTCAGTTTTTCCCTTATTATAGACTCTCGAACTTTTTTCTAAATAAGCCTCTCCCCCACAAAATGGGCATTTCTTTAATTCCATAATTTATCCATCCTTTTTACACTGATTTCTATAACCGCAATAAGTACAAGTTTTACGAGCTACATTTTCTGGCTTAGGCGGCGCAATTTGCCTTTCAACATATCCGTCACATCTACGTATATAATTTACAAGACTACCGCGCATTTCATCTGTAACATTAAACATAAATGCTTTCATATCAAGTACATCACGACTAATATACACAAATAAAACTTGGTCAATACCGAGTGCAAATGAATACGCTGTGCCCTGATTATAGTGGCTCGGGTCAACATCTTTACGATTCATAAACTTAAAACTGCTCTCTGTTTTAAGCTCAAGAATATAATATCGTCCCTTGTACTTGATTATTCCGTCACACATAAATGACATATTCAAATTTTTATGATACAGCTTTGTCTCCATGCCACTCTTTGATTTAATTTCAAGATAATCGAGATTCCGCTGTTTTACAAAATCTGCAACGTCTATATATTCACAGTCTATTCCATTATCTTTCATCTGCTCTACAGCAGTCTGAACGCGGACGTGAATATCTGTACCGGCATTACATATACCAACCATAGTATAATTTGAATGAGCTTCATCAGGTTGAATACCCATTACTTGATAATAGCTTGCACGAATACAATTCATACCTGACGGTTTATATGTTTTACTTGGTAGTCCGTTGTTTTTATCTGCTGTAAACTCTATTGACCGCTTCAAATCTTGTAAAAAATCTTGCTCAACAGGAACTTTTTCTTTTGCGCTCTCTATGAGCCTAATTACATTTTTTAATGATTGTCTTGCCAATGCATCTCCCTTCTAATTAAGTATATAGCGCCTGGAATCAGAGCAATCAGACCGGCTATATATAGAATTTTCCAATCAAAAAGCGGCGAGTCTGTATACTCTTGGAACTCTAAATTGTTTACTGCAAGATACAGTAATATACTGCCAATCGTTAACGAACTCGCCGCTATAATTTTCTTTATCAGCTTCATAATAAGCTCCTTTCTGTCATCTCTGACGCTTTACTTTACTACTCTAACATTATATCACGCTTTTAATGTTCTGTCAATACATATATTTTACTCTTCATCATCCATTAACGCAATAACAATCGTTATGTTACCATCAATAAACTTAATTGAACTATCGTCCCCATAATAAATATCAATCAAATCATTTGAAATCGCCTTAACTTCCTGTACAAGCATTTGAATGTCAACATCGCAGGTGAAATCTTTCTGATTTTCGCTATTCACATAAGGAAGAATTTCAATACCACTCGATGCTTTAGAAGATACTTGCAACCCCTGATTTGTAAATGTAAGGTCTACTGCGTTCTTATCATATGTGCCAACGAACAAAGAAAGTCTGTCAAGCATCTGGAGTAAATCATTCTTTGGCACAGAACAATGACTATCAAACTCCTGCTCAATCAAATTTGTAATCGGCTCAATGGCAAAATCATCAATACCATCAACAAACTTACCGGCAATCGTACAGTCAGAAGTCTCAAATCTTACATCAGTATCACTGAAAGTAGCTTTAATCTTCTCCGCACGCATTACAGCAACAAGGTCAAGAAACTCACTGCTGACAAGTCTGGGCATATCGAACATCGGAATAGCTAAACTTGCAATCTTATAAGAATCTGTAGCAACTACTTTATCTCCCATGTAATATGCTGTGTACTGAGGATTCTCCATAGTGACTGCAAGTGCCGGCTTAATAGTTTCAAGAATAGCAATAATTGTAGAACGATTAAGCTCTATAGGATTAGGTAGAACAGTCTCAGCAAGAACATCGGGAAACTTAACATGACCACCATCTTCATCAAGAGGAAGCTCAATAGTATAATTACCGTTGCCCTTAACTTTCATTGTATACAACTTTTCATCTACCGTCATAGTGATATTTTCGCATGTCATTTTACTGACCAGTTTTGCAAACTGATTAGCATCTACAACAACATAGAAATCATCTCCTGCTACATGCTGTTCTTTAATATACAGATAGTTGGTAGCATCTGTTGTAATGACGGTAAGGTCTCCACCTTTAAGCTCAATACACATCATACTTGTGATTGGAATGAGCTTATTATTTCCTGCTCCCTTAATAGCCCTCGCTACAACATCTTTCATAAGTTCTGTTCCGATTGTTAATTTCATTCTTTTTTCTCCTTTATATAAATTATTTTTCTAACGGTCTATTAGCAGTAGTAGTTCTCCAGTTCTCAGCAAAATAAGACGGATACTGACGGCCGAAATCATCTTTATGCTTATTTATCTGCCTCAACCCAGCACGTTTCATGCGCTCCCTTGCTACATTTCTATCAAGTTTTCTGGTATGCACTCTTGTTGGTATTCTGATTACTTTTTGCATTTTTATTCTCCTTTCTATATCTACCGCTTATTATTTTTGGTACTGCACATTCCCAATCTATTCGATGATGAATTCGCCTATGATTATCCCCCATCTCAGAAATTTTGACACAAGACGGATTAGCCATCACTGTATAAAATGATTTAACATAAGTCCCCAACTCTAAATATGCATCTGTTAATCCTCCGCTTCTTTGTTGAGTATCTTGCTGATTTAAGGCAACATCATGTATTGTAAAGAATAACTTTCCTCTACTACCAAGTGTTACATAAGCGTTTACATCTTCATTAATTCTACCATAAAACTCAAATGGTCTATCTACTCTACAAAAGAAACTATTCATTGCTTTCCGCAACACTTTGTTCTTATACAACTTAGAATCTTTACCACCTATATAATCTCCAGTCTGACCAAATGCAACAGTAGTTGCACCACTAACATCTAAAAATTCAAGTACACAATCTACAATGGAATCAAAATCTCGCACATACACAGTATTTAGATAACCATCAACAAATGTTCTACTTCTAAAAGTGGTATAATCATCGTCAAGTTCTAAAAAGTATGTAAGACCTAAACTTCTTGCTATCTCAAAACAACTATTTCTGGCGAACAACACAATATTTCTATTTTGAAGATTATCCATTGTATCACATGTCTTTGCTCTCTCCAATTTATCGAACATTATGACGTTCTCTTTGCCAAATTTTCTATAATAGTTCTCTGCTGTTTTATCTTCATTATCTATAATATAATAGATTCGATTTGTATTACCGCACTTTTTCAATGTAGCTGTAGTAAGCTCAATATCAGCTCTTCCATGAGTAAGTATGAATATCGCAAAATCATCTCTCATTTTGTTTTCTCCCCACTCACATCCATTATACGCTTTATGTTTTCACTTAATCGAACATATCCATTTGCAATAGCATCATCAAAATCAATAATAACTAATGCCGATTTCTCCATAAGTCTCTGCATCTCTGGAGAAGTATGAGCATAATAATCAGCTATCTTTGAATAATTAAACACTAAATGTCTGGCTGCGGCATATCGCAAAAACTCTTTTTCTGGTTCAGAAACATTCGAGGTAAGTATATCTCGTAAAAGCTCTATATACTTACCCCTATCACATAACTCATATAATTGGGGCCTTATTGTTTTAGGCTCATATTGTGGAATCTGTATCTTACCAGTATATTTCTTATCAACCGGCTCAGCTCGTTTATCTATCTTGAACAACTGGCTCATATTTATCTCCTATACTTAGCGTCTATTATTTTTGGTGTAAAATTCTTATAATGTATTTCAGGCCTATTAAGATTAACTTGCTGTTGACCTATAATAACAAGATGCTGATAATATTCAGACACATTCATTCCCTTGTAACAATCTGACGATGCTTTTGGCGCTCGACAATTTACTTGCATACCAAATGGACAAATCGACATTTTACCAACAAGATTGTTGTACAATATAATTGACATATCCTCTAATATACTTGACTTATACGGCTGTAACACTTTATCTACATCATAGATAAACATATTACCATATCTTGTCGAATATCTATCAATCATCTTGCTATTAACGCCGATGTAAAATGACGAATTAGGAGGACCAACGATATATAAGTCTTTGCTTGAATTTAATAGGCTTATATATAAATCAATCATCTTATCAATCTGAAAACTCTTTGTTGATGCAATTTTACCATTAGATAATTGATAGCGCAACTGTATTGATTCTATATCATCAAATAGATACCCGACATACTTTATTCCTAATCGCTTTGCAAAATCAAACACCGCAAGTCTTGAATATGTACACACTTTATGAGTTTGTGCATACACACCCAAATCATCTACTTTGTCAACATAATCAGCTTTATCAAAAATAAGCAAATGTTCAGGAAATGCTTTTTTATACTCATCAATTTTAGGGTCATCAGTGCCTATAACGATATAAATTGGATACTTTGCATCAAGCCTTTTCAAAAACTCTAATGTTGACATATTATATGGCTTGCCATAACTTGCTATGAAATATGCAAAATTATTCATGTACTACATCCTCCAGAAGTTTAGAGTAGTCATTCATGTATGCAAAATACCCATTCTGTATTGCGCTGTCTGTATCTACAATAACACAGTGTAGCTTCTCTAACCACTTCTGCATTGTTTTATCTGACTGTGCGTATAAATCTGCCAATTTCTCATACTTTGCGATTATGAGCCTCGATGCAAGAAGTTTCAAAAATGACTTCTGTGCCATTGTCAAATCTTTATCAGCTAAAATCTGCTTTACAACCTCATTATACTCATCAACAACTAAACAATCTTGTGGCTCAACTCGTTTTTTAGTTTTCGGTTCATAATAGAAATCAAATGCCATCTATACTATCTCCATACCACGCTTTCGTTATCTCTACATCAACTCATCGCCATACCATTCTTTTGTGACAGACACATCACACCGAATCGGCATTTCAAGAATTTCTTCTGCCGCATAGCTCATTGTTTCGGCAAGTAGTTTAGAGCACTCTTTTACATTTTCTTCTGGACACTCTGCTATTACTTCATCATGCACAGGAACAAGCAATCTAAAACCTAACTCTTGCAATCTCTTATTGCTTGATAATTCAATCATTGCAAGTTTTGTTAAATCTGCGGCACTTCCTTGAATCCTTGCATTTACACATTGTCTTTGTGCATCTGCTATTTTAGCTCCGTTATCAACAATCCATATTCCTTCTTTATTTGCTTCTTCAAATATTTTCCGCTTCTGACTGAAATAACAGTTTTTCAACTTCTTTAAATATTTTCTTTGAAGCTCTTCTGGAACTTCTGGCTCGTTCATATCTTCTTCTAAATCAAAGTCAAGTAAATCATCGTCAGGCGGTGCTCCGTCTTTCCACTTAAACTCATATTCAGGAAGCTGTAAATCAGGCAATCTTCTTTTTCTATTGCAAACAGTTGTAACATATCCAAGTTCATATGCCATATCAAGAGAAGATTCTTCAAACTCTTTAATTGCAGGGAATCCCTTAAAAACACTATCTTTTATATCCTTTGCTTTCTTAGTAGATACATTTAATTGCTCACCAATACTTGCTTCACCACGTCCATAGAGAACTCCCAGTAATACACTCTTTGCTTGTGTTCTACGTTCCTTACCCTGTTTGTTTACTGTACCATCTGGTCTAAATTCTCTACAATCATCATATGGAACATTAAATGCTTTACTTGCAATCTCAGAATACAAATCTTTCCCATGCATAAATGTCTCATACATCTGACTATCGCCAGCACGTTTACACATAGCGGCTAAACATTTGGGTTCCTGCTGACTGAAATCTGAACTCATAAG